ACACAACCCCGTTTTAACTAATTAAACCTAAATCCCTTTGCATCAGGTCCAAGTCCAATAAATATTTTTACAAATGGTAAAAATATATTTATACTACTTGCATTAGACTCAGGCAATGGAAAATAATATACTCCAAAACCAATAAACCAAATAAAATTTATTGCCACTCTATACATTTTTCTCTCCTTGATTTGTGTATTGCAAGTCTGATTTTTGTGCTATGATGATGTTTATTTTTCTTGGGATTACTATGATTATGACCACCACAAACACATGACTTTTTGCTTCTATTTTCAGGGTCTCTGACATTTGACATACAAGCGCATTGTCCCATATCTCCTCCTAATAATTATATATGCTTATTAAATTTAATATTCGCAGTCCTTGAATTATTTGCAATAATAAAAGCATCTAAACAAGAAGAAAGATATTGGGCAAGAATATAATCGGCTGTATTACTTTCATTACCTTTATTATATTTATTTAAGAGTTCTTCTAACTCAGAGATAAAACTATTCATTTCTCTCCCTCCCATTTTTCACATACTAGCTCTTCTGGTAATTTCTTCCATATTATATCTATATTACATTTAAAATCATTTACTTCAAAAACATCCATCATATCTTTCATGCTTTGAAAAATTCGGCCAATATAGATGCAATAGCAATAATAACCACTGTACAAATTACAACACCAATTACAATAACGAATGGGAGCCAAAGAGGACTAAGAACCCACGCCCATGACCAATCTATAACTTTTGTCAATTTAAGAGTAATAAATACAATTGTTAATAAACCACAAAATCCAATTCCACCACCTGCTGTTTTTTCGCTCATTTACCCTCCAAAAGTTCTTTGGCATTAATCAAATTAAATATACCATATTCAAATGTCTTAAAATACCATAATGATGCAACGTGCCACCATCTATTATCCCAATCTCTCTTTACAAAATCTTTTTTCAATTCTTCACGAGAATATTTACTATTGTTTTCAAGATAATTTTTCTTATTTTTATAAAAACTTGAAATACAAAACAATAACATATGTATGCCTGAAGTATATTGAGTATATCCAGTACCATCTTTGATTGACATTGAAAGTTTTAACTCTTTGATACCAATTTTGTCACCATATTTTGGTTCAACTTTTGTTCTCCACTCCAAATAAACCTTAAAGAAATAAGCATTCAGAAGCTGGAGATGTTTTCTTTCTTCATGGTGAATTGTTCTGCTTGACCCATAAAGAGCAGTCATTTCATTTCCAGGGGCTAGGCTAGCAAGCCTTTTATGCAAGTCTGCAGTATATGTTTTAAAACCATACCAATCTCCAGCATAATCAAAGAAGCCCATATCTCTTGCTGGACATTCTTCATTTACACAGACATTTGTAGGTCTGAAAAAGTTTGCTTCTTCGTGATTAGGGTCACAAATATCATCAGCCCAGGTTGTATAAATCCTGCCATCACCTTCAACTAACTTTGATTTACAAATAGGACAAAGTAAATCATTCATTTATTATCCCTCTTGTATATTATATACTACTTTTTTATACTCTAAAATTAACTAAAGTCACCGCTGGAAAAGGAATGTCCATCTTCATCTAAATAACTATCATGAGGACACTCTGTTGCATGTTTTTTACCATCTTTTTTATGTTCCACTAATTCATAAAAATCATGAGCAGATATTTCATCATCATATTCATTAACTATTCTTGCAGTTCTAAAATCAACAACATATTTTTCAATAAAAGCCTTCAAATCCTTAAAAGAGGAGATAGTTATTTTAATTTCTTTGTTCCCAAGGAGTATTTCTTTTGGGTCAATAGAAGAATCAATCATGTCATCTATTTCATGAAAAGAAAAAGACCATCCCATGGATGATTTTCCAATATGAAATTCACTAAATCTATTACAGCATCTACATTCATTATATCTAATATAATAATTTGTTCCCATTAGAGTAAAAACACCTTTTGGATAGCAGTATAAACTATAATAGATACCTCACCATCATTATCCTTGAACACACAGTAATCATCAAGAGCGGCTATAACAATTCCTACAATTGGTTTGTCATTTATAATAATCTCAATAGTTTGCTTGCCAACATAAAACTGCTTGATAAGGTCAGCAAATTGAGATGGGTATGTATAAGAAAACAGACATGTAGTTACACATAGATATGCTAAAATAATGAGTTTCTTCATATCTTTATTATATCATACTTTATCATTCTCTAAATTATTAACAAGATAAATATATGACAAAACAAGAAGAATCCGTAGAAATTATATTTAAAATTAAAGATTGGAATAAAATTGATGAGATGGATATAAACAAACAATTATTATTTCTTCAGAATGTTATACCTAAATCAATGATATATTTAGTAAGAGTTGGACCTGAATCTCCTCATTATAACCAATCAATACAAAGAGCTCAAATAAGTGGAAAAAGAGAAGAGGGTTTAGGAAAAACACTTTATTTATTAACTGATGATACAGAAATAATTCATTTTGTTGCTATATATAAAGAGTATGAACCATTAGTTAAGGCATTAAAAAGAACAATAAATTATGATATGTTTGAATCATTTTCAGCCATAGACATGAGTGAATAAGGAAGGTAAATATGAAATTCAACAAGGCTTTAGAAAACACAAAAATTATACCAAAAACAAAGCCTGAAAAAACTGATAAACAAAAATATGAAATAGAAGATGATACTGGATTTACTGACCAAGGGCCTACTGGTTTTACTGGTAATATTACTTTTTTAAAACATAAAAAACATGTAGGTAAAAAGAAATGACACTTGGTGAATTAAGAAAAACTAAAGAATATAAACAACTCATATCTCTTGGATTAGTAGATAAAACAACTCCAATACAAGAAAAACATGGAACGTTATTTCTTTATGATGAAAGTATAAAACAAAAGTTTTATGATAATTCTATTAAAGGTTATAAAACTAAAAGTGATAAAGATAAATTTAAAAGCCAGGTTGATGCTACTCAAGCAGGATATTTAATTTACAAAAATGGATATATAAGAAAACAAAATTTAACTTCTATTTTTTATGGAAGTGTGTCAATGAATCAAACAATGTTAAAAAAACTTGTAGATGATGATTATGTTAGTCAATTAAATGTTTTATTAAATATAAAATTAGGTGTAAAAACAAGAAAAAAAGGTGATGAAAAATATAATGATTTATTAAAAATTGGACCTGCTGTTATTAAATGGATTTTTAATGATGGAATAATTAGAATTACTGACAACTTCTGGGAAGTAAAAACATTTACTGTTAGACCATATCCTTTAACTATAAAAACCGATTCTTTTAATTCAAAAAAGACTATATATGAAAAAATATATTATTTATTTAAAGTGGTATTTAAAGCATTATGAAATTTAATAAAGTATTACAAGGTGTTGAAAATGATAAATATCTTTTTCAATCAAAACAAAATAAATTTGCATCTAAAGATATAAAAAAAGTTAAAAAGTTTTCATACTTTTTAAATAAAATGAGAGGTTTAAAATGAAATTTGAACATGTATTAAAAGAAACATCTAATGTCTCTAGAGGTGGAAAAAATCTTGAAGATGGTGCTAAAAGTAATTACGTTGGTAAATGTAAAACAGGTTATGCTAGTAATAAAAAATTTATACAATCTAAATCACCTAAAAATTTGGATGATATTACAAAAGATGATATGTTTGGTGGAAAAAATTATAAGAAAAGAAAATGAAAGAATATTATTATATAGTTTATCATAATGAAGAGTTTACAAAATTAAATAAAAACTATAATGTTGGAGTTACTATTTTAAAATTATATTTACAATATAAACTTTTTTATTATAAAGATGTAATTAGGTCACCAGATAAAAATTTAGATATAAAATATCATGCATTTTTCCCAGGAAAATTATCTAATGTTGTAATTGGAAATAACAATTATCAAATAATAAAAGACGTATTTACAAAACTGAGGTTCGAATGAGTAAAAGAGAAATAAATAGATTAAGAATGTATGACCAATTATCTCAAGATACTTCATTTATGAATAATATAGATAATGAAATAATTGAAATAGCATCACCTCCTATAAAAGTATATCCATTCAATTTAAGAGCAACAGTTGACGGAGATTTATCACCAATAGATAATATCTATGGAGAGGCTGATGTTATTAATGAAGACAGAATCATGGAATTATATGGACATGGTATGGATAAATTTGAAGCTCAAGACTTTTTTACTGTAAGGGCAGGAGAAGTATTTGACAATTATAAACTAATACCTGGATATTATCAAGAACCAACATGGACTCAAGAATTGCAAAGACTTGGAGTTACAGAATTAGAAGAAGAATTAGCTATCTCATTTAACTATTCAAGAATGATGAGTGAAAATGGAAAACCAATAAAAATTGGAGATGGAATACAAACATTTAGAGGTGATTTTTATAGAGTTGTAGATGCCTATGTTGCTGATGAAGTTAAAGGTTGGAAATATATTCATTTCCATGTTATAGCAAGAAAGCCACCTACATCTTCATTAGATAGTCTTCTTTTACCAGATAATCCATTTATACCAGGACAATCAAGAAATAACTCTAATTGAATTGATTTGATTTTAGAGCTTTTTTTACATAAGATAATAATATGACAAATCCTACTGAAGAAATAAAACAAAAAATTATTCAAAAAGCAATGAATAGTGTTTATAATTTAATTGGAAGGACATCTCAAAATGAGATGCCAATTATACAATTGAGAAAAGAACCTGGATTTATTCCTTCATTAGCAATTAATATTGTTGATAAGATCAGTGGTATTAGTAATGCTTATGATATAAACAGTGTTAATAAACTTTTAATTTCTTTTAAAGAAGGGAAGCAAAGTGAGGGTTTAAATCCTAATGTTGGATTTATTCTTAATATTCAAGATAAAAACGATGATTTAAAATTAAAAGCTAGTGTTTATGGCGGTGAGGTAAAAGGAAAAGATGGTAAAATAATAGTTTACCCAGTTGGAAATGTTATGAATTATTCACCATTATCAAATAAATTATCTGAAATAGTTGCTCAAGAAGTAAATAAATTATTAAATAAAGAAGTATCAAAAATAAATGTAAACATAGGGGATGAATAATGGCTGGTGAATATTTCCCAATGTTTAGAGACTATAATATAGCTGTTGAAAAGTGGTTGAGAGAGGTGGTAAGAATACCAAGAGTTGACCAAACATTTGCAAATGTAGTTAAAATAACTAGACGTGGAACAACAAATGGTGGAACAAATCAATTAGAAGTTACAATAGATAGTAATACTTTTGAAATAAAAGGAAGAACATATTATAAGTTTAAACAAGGACAGAATGTAGAATTATTGAATACACCATTGAATAATGGATATTATATGATTAAAGCTGTTGTTGGTAATATATTAATATTTGACCCTGATTATAAAATATTATTAGCAGAACAGCCTGATGCTGCTGGTGTTATACAACAAAGGGTAAATGTTTTTTATGCTGATATGGAAAAAGCAATTTCAATGATAGCAAATCCATTAAGAAATGGACAGCATGATTGCCCTGGTGTTGCTTATTATATTACAAATAGTCAATATAATGTTGAAAAAAGTAGACCTCGTGAGAACTATTACATAAAGAGGGTTAAAGATAATATAGGAAACACAACTGGTGTTAATACGGTTCCTCCTTTACAGGAGTATCAATTAAATTATACAATTAATTTATGGGCAAGATACCGACAAGAATTGGACATGATGCAATATCAAGTTCTTTCTGAATTTTCACCACAAAAGTTTTTCTGGATACCAGGTGCAATTTATGACCCTGTAAAAAGTAGGGGTAAAGAACATCAAGGGCAATGGGCTCATAGTATTATGGAATCTTTTCAAGATGTTTCAGAGTTAGAACCTGGTGATGCTCAATTTAGATCATTGAGATTTGAAATTGGATTTAGTGTAACGAATGCTTACATTCCGTTACCTTATGAAAAGGATTCACCTTATATTGGATCCTTACAAATAGAGACTACAACAAAAGAGGAGAAACCTTTTCTTTAAGGAGAAATAAGATGATTAAAGTAAAGAATAAAACTTACCAACCAATACCTTTGGTAATTGATGGCAAGACAGTTATTGTACCTGGTAGAAAATCTGTTGATGTACCGCAAGTATCAAAGCAAATGATTGCTTTGAAATCCAAGGGTATGTTGCAAATTATAAGTAAATAAAGAGGGAGGATTATAATATGTCACGATTTCTCATTTCACCCGGCGTAATTACTCGTGAAGTTGATAATTCACAATATACAGCTACTGGTGCAGGCCTTGGTAACATTGCAGCAATTGTTGGTTATGCAGAAAAAGGACCATTTGAACCTACATTAGTTTCTGGAACACAAAACTTTGTAGAAAAATTTGGAAAAACACTTGTTGATGCTCCATACCTTGCTCAAGCAGCATACAAATACTTTGAGGAGAATGATAATCTTCTTGTAGTTAGAGCAGGAAATAATCAAGATCCTGAAGCTTATCCAAAAGCTGCTCAATACTCTAGTATTAAAGTAAGATTGAATCCGCTTGCAAAAACTGCAACAGCTGGCTCACAATCTTTTGTATTAAGTGAAAATGTAAAACAAGGTTCTTTTAACACTGGAGTAAATTATGGTTTTAAAGTTTTATCAGACTTTAGAGCATTTAAAACACCAAAATATCTTGAAACATGGGTAGGTAAAGCTGTTGAAACAAGTTCTTCAATAGGACCATCCCCAATAACAGCTATTTATAATACTGTTTTTAAAGCGGCGTTTGCAACTTCTGGATCTGGAACATTTGAAGCAAATTATAAAAGAGAACATTCAGCAGGATCAACAGCTGAATATTCAGGAACAGGAACAAAAACAGGATCTAGTTTTGGTGATACAATAAAAGCAACTTTATTCAAATATAAAGATGGTGGTGCTTTTGCACCTTCAACAACAGACTTTATAACTTTAAATGCAAGCCATGCAGCTAATACTATTGGAAGTGTAAACGTTGCAAGTGGCTTTCTTTTTGATGCAACACCTGCATCCTTTAAAGTAACACTTGGACCAAATCAATACACAGTTATATTAAATGAAGATGTTGTAAATGCTACAGCCTTAGTTGCAAAAATCAACTCTCAATTTAGAGTTGTTACTGATAGTAATGGTATTATATCTAATATTTCAACAATGTTAGAAGCAGTTTTATTACAACAAACAGCATCTACTTTTTATGTTATGATAAAGAAAATAAATTCAACTGTAACAAGTTTTACATTAGTTAATGGAGTTGGAAATGCTCTTGATGTTTTAGGTATCCAAGCTGGTCAATATAAAGATGAAGATGGAATTGTTGGAACATGGGGAGCTGAAGCTCCTGTAAGTGAAGTTATTCAAACATTCAACGGTGTATTCGGTTATACTCTTGTTAAAAAAGAAACAGCCGCTTTATCTTTTGAAGAATATATTAATATAAGCATTCAAGCTCCTAATTCTGGAGTTTGGAATTTAAATGATATAGCTACAAAGATTAATACTCAACTTACTTTGGCATATGATGGTAATCATACAGATGATAGCTATTATTATGATATTACCCATCCATATTCAGATAAAGCTGCAAGAGCTATTTGTTCCATTAATCCTTCTACAAAAAAAGTTGAAATAACATCTTCTGGGGTTGCATCAAATCTTAAATCTCTTGTAAGAATAGCATCACCATCAGTTGGAAATTCTTTAATACCACTTCTTACTGGTGTTAATCAATATGTTGATGGTATATCACCAACAACAGATACACAAGCTATTTATACAATTAAAGCAAAAGAGAAAGGATCTTATGGACAAACTCTTACATTAAGAACAGAAACAAAGAGAGTAAGCCTTGGTTCACAACAAGTAACTTATAACAATGTATATGTTTTGCTTAATGGATATGAAACTTCAACTTATCAAAAAATAAATTGGGCTGATCCTGCTGATGCTAATTTCTTTATTACAAGAATGGCTAATGATGAATATATTTCAATTGAAGCTGATGATGAAGATGAAGATGGAGTTTTTGCACAAATACCTGATGGAGACTGGAAGTTGGGTCAAGGAAGTGTACCTGAAGGTGTTAATGTTTCAAATGCAGTTATACTTGGTCATACTGTTGGAACAAACGGATGGGTAGATGATCCTACAACAACTGGATTAATAGATTCAATGTCTGCTGATTTTGTTAATGCACTTAAAAAGATTTATAATCCTGAAGTTTATGAATTTAATCTCGTTGCAGCTCCTGGAACTGCAGATCCTATTGTACAAAATGCTATTCAAGCTTTATGTGAAAGTAGAAGAGATTGTTTTGGTATTATTGATGCGGCTCCATTTGGTCTTGGATTTGGAATTAAAGATGGTCTTAGTGATATAACAGAAGTTACTACTTCTTGTTCAACAATTAATTCATCATATGTTGGTGCATTCTGGCCTTGGTTACAAGACTATGATGCTGATAATCAACAATATGTTTGGCTCCCACCATCAATTTATGCATTAAAGAGTATGGTATATACAGATAATATTTCTGATCCTTGGTTTGCACCAGCTGGTACAACAAGAGGTAAAGTATCTGCTCTTGATGTTGAATATTCACCTTCAAGAACTGATAGAGATCTTTTATATGGAGATTCAAATATTGTCAATCCAATTGTATTCTTTGTTAATGAAGGTATTACAATTTGGGGACAAAAAACAGGACAAAGAACAAAGTCTTCTACTGATAGAATCAATGTAAGACGTCTACTTATTTATGCTGAAAAACTTATTGCTAAAATGGCTAGAGGATTCTTATTTGAACCAAATGACAGTGCAAACTGGTCAGCATTTACAAGACAAGCTAACGCTATTCTTGAACCAATAAGACAAAGAAGAGGATTTTATACATATTCTGTAGTTTGTGATGCAACAACAAATACTTCTGACCTGATCAATCAAAATATCATGGCAGGAAAAATATTCGTTACGCCGACGAAAACGACGGAATTTATAGAGGTCGAGTTTACAATTAATGCTTCTGGTGATGTTACTGTTTCTGAATAAATTGTGAATAATCTTTTATATCTAAAAGAAAAATAAATTGTTTATTATTTAAGGCTGCATATTCTTGTGCAGCCTTATTTTTTGCATCAATTTTTCCAGATATAATGTCATTAATATACCATATATGACTTTGTTTTATTTCTATCAAGTAGTTATCCATTTCAAAATCAATAGTATATTTATTTAGATTATTATTTAAATAATAATCTATTGCTGGCCCATTAAAAACAACTAAATTATTCGACTCACAATATTTAATAAATATTAATTCAGCTTTTGTTTGATATGCTATATCACCAAATATAGATTTATATATTTTTAACTTCCAAGCGTCATTTCTATTTTCTATTTGTTTTTTTAAAATTTGAGGATTTTGAGAAACACTTCTAACTCCATATCTTTTTAAGCATGTTGTTTCTATTTTGTTTTTTATAATATATTTTTCTTGAGTAGTTTTAGCTTTTAAAGTTTTAGATACTTTTTTATAAATTATTTGTTTTTCATCATCAGTTTTTGATGACATTGTCTCTTTCCAGCGTTTATTTCTTTTATCCCAATCCATGGATTTTAGCATTTTTTGAGTCATTTCCTGACGTTTTTCTGGTGATATAAGTTGCATTGCTTGTTTTGTTTTTTCAGATATATTGTTGTTTCTTTTAATTTTATCTTTATTTGATAAAGAAGAATACATTATTTTAATTGTTATTTTTCTTATGCAAGATACACATAAGCTGTGTTTTCTATTTTTAAAATTAGAATAATTACTTGTAACTATATTACCACACTCACATTCGAAAACAATTTTATCAGATGATATTACTGTATATAAATCATTTATTAATAATAAATCCTTTTTAGAATTAATCTTATTTTTTAATTCTATTTTATCTTTGCCATAATAAAATTCACCATATTTTGTTATTATCTTTATTAACTTCATTAATATCCTTTGTTGGTTATATCTATATATGCAAATTAGATTAATAAAAAGGAGCCGAAAGGCTCCTTTTTTATTTCTTGTCAACTTGATTTTTAATTATGTCATAAGCTTCTTGACTTGAATCTGCTTCAAATTCTTGAAACACTCTTTTCACATATGATCTTTCTTTAGCAGCATATAGGTCTCTAAAGTCAAAATATTTTTTAACTTCAATACTACCATTTTCATGTAAATAACCCCAAAAAAGCATAAATTCCTCCATAATTTTAGCAAGATATATTATCTTAGAAATAAGAGATTCCACCTTTGGGGAGAAGCAGTGATGTTTCTCCCTCTTTTTTGTAAGATAATAGTGTGAAATATATAAATAAAATATGCTATATAAATGAACCATATCTTAGAAATTTAGAAAATAAATCACCCTATTGGTTTATTTTTAATATAGAGTCGAATGGCAGAGACTATACAATAACTGCTTTAGATTTAAGAGGCAATATAATTAAAACAAATAGAACTAAACATTGGGTTTATACAAAAATTGAATTGGTTAGTGGTGATTTTGGAAGAGAGTTTATTAGACACTTGTTTTATAGATATGGAATGGAGAAATAAATGAATATTGAAAAACTTGAAGTTGGAGATGAATTTTTTCTTATTTTTAATGATAAAGCAACTTGGTGGGTAATTACAAGTAAGATATATGAGAAAAAAGTTGGTAAAAATATGGCAAGACTTATTGACGCTGAATTGACGATGTTTGATTATACGAAATCTGATTCACTATATAAAGAAAAACAAACATATAGTGCAACTACTATAGCAAATTCATGGCTTGGAACATTAAGTGTATCAGATAATGGCAAATCTAATATGGTAAATAAGAATCCAAACGCAACACCAAAAACATTATTTATTAAATATATTTTTGAAAACTATATATCTAAACAATTAAAAAGATAAGATAATAGTATGAAAATTGATGACGTGTTATTTGAATTTGTTGAATATGTTGGTGGACATAAAAACTCTAAAGGTGAAAAGGCACCTTGGGTTATTAAGTCTCATGATACTAAAAAGATTCTTTCTTCACATAAAAGTAAAGAAGAAGCAAAGAAACATCTACAACAGATGCACGTTTTCAGTTAGAAAATGCATCAATGCGATTCAATTAAAGAAGATAATATTGAGATCGCGCTGTTGTGATTTAATATAGAATTATGGAGGAAAATTATGCCTATTGTATTATCCAGTGCTGAACATAGCTTTAGAGAGCCTAAAAGAAAAAATAGATGGATATTAAAATTTGATAATGTACCATTAGCAGATAATACCGCTTCTGAGGCATTAGCAATTGATATTATGTCAGCAAGTAGACCATCTGTAAACTTTGAAGATTTCACTGTAAACAGATTAAATGAACAATTCCATTTTGCCGGAAGACCATCATGGGATCCTATATCATGCTCATTTTATGATTATGACAAGGGTAAATCTTCAGCAGCTCAAATTCTTTATGCCTGGTTTACATCAATCTATAATCCACTCACAGGTGGACAAGGTTATGCTGTTACATATAAAACAAACGCAACACTTGTATTATTAGGACCTGATGGAACAATTATTGAAGTTTGGGACTTGTTTGGAGCTTTCCCTGAAAGTGTTAACTGGAACGATTTAAATTATGGTGGATCAGAAGGTGCTCAGGTTGATATGTCATTACGTTTTGATTATGCTGTAATGCAGATAGATTCTGGAACCGGTGGAATACCAAGTTAATTAAAATAAAAGCCGCTATTAAGCGGCTTTTTTTATAAGATAATAAATATGATATTTAGCAAAAAAATAGATTTTAATAAACCAATTGGCACTACATTTGTAGTAGACTTTTATTGGGACGTTGGTAATCCAATGATTTGTATTGCTGAAGCAACAATATATCCTTATAATTATAAAAAATATGATGATGGAGATGATTTTGGCAAAGGTGAAAAAGAATATCGCTTTTCAGATCATAATATAATATATACAACTGAAAGACCATATTCAACTCTTTTTGGAAAAGGAGATTTACATATAAAATATAATAATAATTTCAGGGGTGAATCACATGAAAGTAGTATTATTTCAGTTTCTTCTATAGAAGAAGGCATGCAACTTGTATTAAGAAAAATCTTTACAATAAAGAGTTTAAAAAAATGATATTAAATGAAGTAAATAAAAGTTATTATAATAAAAGTATATCAAGTATTTATCTAGATGATAGTGTTTTGCTTGCAAAACTCATTGTTAACTATTTTTTGGAAAAAGGTTTTTATACTGAATATACTACCAGATTTGGAAAAGATCTTGCAAAAAAAGATGGTTCTTTTAAAAAAGAAAATTGGTTATATGACTGGCATAATCTAGGTGTTAATTTTTCTTTTTATAAAGATCTTAAATTAGATGAATTTGCTGGTTATGTAAGAGTAGGTTTTGATGAAGGTTCTGCTATAATACAAATAAGAAAAGAAAATTCTAGTATAAAATATAAAAAATCTTTAAATACAACTATTCAAGATTTTGTTGAGTTTTTGTTTGAAAAATTTTCAAGTGAAGAACAAGGAGAAAAAGATTATTCAATAGAAAAATCATTTGAATCAACAGCTTTAAATCTTTTCAAAAGTAAAGGAATTACAGCTTCATTTGATGATACTAGAAATACTTTTTATGTTAGAACAAAAGATTTTGAAGATGTAATAAGCCCTGGAACTTTTAAGCTATTAAAAATAATTGGTGATTCAGATTGGCCACCATCCCTTGTAGATCAAGATCATATTAACACTTTTATTAAGGTAGTTAGATATATTGTAAAAAGATATTCTCAAATAGGATATCGTATAATGACTAGAGAATGTAATATATATAGAGAAACAAAATCAGTAAGACTTGAATTTCAAAAAAGCAATTCAAAAGGAATACAAGAAGGTATAGACGAAATTGAAACATATTTAGAAAGATTAAGTAATGGTGAAAAAGGTGATAAAGGTTTTGAAGATATTCTTGATACAAGAGTTAAACAAGTTTTAATTGATTTTTTTAGAGAAAGTTATTATTTTGATAGAGTTGTTAGTGCTTTAAAGCATATTTAATAAATAATATTGTTTATATATAAAAAAGGAGAAAACATGGCAGATTTGAATATTCCAGTTCCAAGTAATGTTAAACCAGGTGATACATTTTATGATAATGCTGGTCTTGGAAAAACATCACCAGGACAAACACTATCATTTGCACCACCTGCAGAATTCGTAGAAATACCATCACACGGTGTTTTATATGGTGGGATTACAGATGATCCTGATATTTTAGAGAGAGGCGGTCTTAAAATCAGACCAATGACTGTTCACGAAGAAAAGATTCTTTCAACAACTCGTCTTGTTAAATCAGGACAAGCTCTTGATATGGTTTTTCAAAATGTAATAACAAGCAAGGGTAAAAATGGCCAGCCTCTAGATGTTGGGCAATTGTTATCTTCAGACAGAGTATTTATAATGCTTTGGCTTAGATCAATTTCTTATGGAAATGAATACAAGTTTAATATTCAGTGTTCATCTTGTCAACAAAGATTTGAATATTCAGTAGATCTTTCTACTCATCCTATTAAAGAAATGGCTAAAGGTGAGTTAGTTGAACCATTGACTTTTACACTTCCTATTTCAAAGTTTACTCTTACTTATCGCCTCCCAAGAGGAGTTGATGAAACTGAGTTGATTAAGATGAATAATGCTGTTAAAAAGGTTAATGAGACTGATGACTCAATTGTTAGAAGACTTCATTCTTTAATTCTAAAAATAGAAAGAGATGGTCAAGAGCTCCCTGCTAATCAAATTATTCCATTTATTGAATCAATGATTGCTGGTGATGCATCAGCCTTTAGACAAGAGTTGGAGAAAAGAGATGCTGGTGTTGAAGATATAAAGGGGATAGCTTGTCCTTCTTGTGGATATGAATTTGATTCAGCAATTCCAGTAACTGAAAGCTTTTTTCGTACCACAGAGTAGTGAAGACATGTTAGAAGCGCGTCGCGCTCTGGGTAAACAAATCTTTCAACTATCATATTTTGGAAAGATTTCAGCAGAATATGTTTCTGGTTTAGAAATATCTGAAAGAAACTATATATATGATTTATTGAGAGAACAGATTGATTCTGAAAATAAGGCTCAAAAAGAACAGAGTCAAAAGATTTCAAGTCAATCCGCTTCGATGCAACACAGAACACCAAAAAGATAATAAAAACCCTTCTTAATTGAAGGGTTTTTTATATTCAAAGCATATATAGTATATATAATAAAGGATTATTAATGTCTAAAATTGCTCTTTTTTCAGATCTTCATATTTTTGCGCATTTAAGTAAAATTCAATTTGAAGATGTTGCTATAGATTTTCTCCATTCAATGCTAAATACATGTAAAAAAGAAAAAATTACTAAAGCCTATTTTCTTGGTGATTGGTTTCATGTTAAAAACAAATTACATGTTCCTCCTTTTATAAAATCAATTGAGGTATTAAAGTATTTTAGAGATGCTGGTATAGAATTAACATTTCTGATTGGTAATCATGATGCTCCTCAGCAACACTCTACTGATTTTTCAATTATGTTTGCATTTGAACCATATGGTAAAGTTATACCTCTTTATGAATGGTTAGATATAGAAGATAAACGCTTTCATTTCTTATCTTATACTGAAGAACTTCCAAAATTTGAATTAGCAGATGGCAAGAAAAATATATTGTTTGGACACCTTGATATTCAAAAATTTGTCATGGATGGTGGTTTTGAATGTAAAGAAGGATTTAATATTGGAGATTTTAGTCAATTTGATTCTGTATTTACAGGTCATTTTCATAAACATCAAATAAGAGATAATGTTATTTATGTAGGATCTCCATATCAAACTCGTTATTCAGAAAGATTTGATGAGAAAGGTTTTATTATTTTAGAGACAGATGATTTGTCATGGAAGTTTATAACCAATTCATCAGCACCAAAGTTTAAGGAAATTGATGCTGATTCTTATGAAGAAGAAAATGTTAAGGGTAATTTCCTAAGAATTAAAACACATAAGAGTAATGACAAGTTAGATGAAATAAAAAATAAATTACTTTTGATGGGTGCTGAAAGTGTAGACTTTGTATTTGAAAATGAAGATGAAGAGCAAGAGTTAAACATGATTGAAGATTTAGCAATGGGAGATATGAGTGATCTTGCTTCTCAATGGTGGGATAATATAAATGAGTCTAAAATGTTTGGAAAAGTTTTAACAGAGTTAATTGATGATAATAAAATGGATAAAAAAGACTTTCTAGAAGTTTTTAATGAATTAAAAGAAGCCCAATTATCAGGGTGGAAACCAGAAGAAGATGAATAAAAAAAAGAGGGTTAAATAATTTGGTTTTTAAAAAAGTAACATTACAAAATTTTTTCAGCTTTGGACCAAATGTTGAAGAGTTGGACTTAAGTAAGCCAGGATTATATTTAATTCTCGGTGAAAATGGAGAGGGAAAATGTGTTGCAAAAAACACTAAAATTAAAACAAAGCAACTTGGTGAAGTGAATATCCAAGATCTATATGATGAAGCAGAGTTTGGGAATATTTATTCTCCAGATGAACCCTTAGAAGTTTGGACTGATGATGGATGGAAACAAATAGAAGCTTTTTGGATTACAGAACCTCAAGAAATGTATGAATTAGAGCTTGAAGATGGAAGGATTTTAAGAGCATCAGAAGATCATAGAGTTATGACTAAAGATGGTTGGAAAAAATTAAAAAATTTAAATGAAAATGATATTATAATAACAGAATAATATAAGATAATAATGGTGTTTAATAGACACCGTTGGAGTTATATATGACAAAAAAAGAAATTGAAGATTATTATAATATAAAAACGAACAGACAATATGGTTGGGTTTTAAGATACTTTAAAAACAATAATATATGTGAAACAGATGTTATTATTGGAAAAGATTTTATTGGTCTATTAGATTCTAAAAACAATAAACCTTTTTCAAAATCAAGAACAGTAACAAATTATACCTGTCTTGATTGTAAAAGAGTTATAAATATTCCATATAAACAATGGGAAAAGCTTTCTGATAAAAAACTCTGTGGATCTTGTATAAGATCAAAAAATTTAACTCTTTTAAATAAAACAATCATTAGAGATAATAATGAAAGGGTTTGGGATGAGACAACAGAGAGAGGGTGTAAATTAAGGGTTGAAGCAAAAGAAAGAAGATCTTATTATAATAAAAATATACAAAACAATGTTATTAAATCTTTTTCAAAAGAAAAAAAGCAAGAAATTAAGATTAGTAAAATAAATACATGGCTTTTAAGACCTTTTGAAGAAAGAAATGAAATAAATAAAAAACGTGATCCAAGACAATATATGTCTGAATGTGAATTACAAGATTTTAACAATAGAGTTTCTATTACAGGAAAACAAAATTCTACTATTCATAGTGAATATAAAATAAAATGGTGGGCATCTTTAACACCTTATGAAAAAATATTCCATATTGAAAACATGTGGAGTGTGTCTAAAATAAAAAAACAACATGATAATTTTGATTTATATTATCAAGGACAATATGAGAAAAAATTTTTAGACATATGTTTTAGCAATGAACTTCAAGTTCAAAGAGGTCCAAATATTGAATATTATGATCCTGATAAAAAAAGAATTAGAATATATATGTGTGATTTTATAGTAAATAATTATTTGGTTGAAATTAAGTCAGAGTGGTGGTGGAAATATCATTACAAGATAAACAAAATAAAACAAAATGTTGCAGATGTATATGCAAAAGAAAATGGATATAAAGCATATGTATTATATATATTAGAAAATATAAATAAGGATATTGATATTGAAAGAATTAAAGATTAGATCTATAAGAAAATTAAATATAAAAGAAAATTGCTATGATATTCAAGTTCAAGATGTAAAGAGATATTATTCTAATGGAATATTAAGTCATAATTCTTCAATTTTTGACTCTATTACATTCGCCTTGTTTGGAAATGTAACTAAAAAAGTAAACATTCCTGAAGTTGTAAATGAACAAACAGATGCAGATTGTAAAGTAACTCTTGAATTTGAAGTTGGAAAAGATTTATATTATATAGAAAGATATAGAAAACATAAAAAGCATTATGATAATGTTTATCTATATAAAAATGGAAGAGAAAAAGAACATTTAATTTCAAAATCAAATAAAACTGATACTCAAGAATTAATAGACAATATTATAAAATTTAATTATAAATCATTTGTTAATGCTGTTATGATGAGTCAAGAATCTGTTTCTTCTTTTATTGATGCTGATCAAGTTAAAAAGAAGGAAATAATTGAAAATATATTACAAATTAATATTATGACTAAATATCATTGGATTGCTCAAAGAAAAAGACAAATAATGGGCAAAGATATTGAAACATTAGATAGAGAAATATCTCATCTTGACAACTCTCTTGATAATGTAAAATTATCAATGACAGAATATGTAAAATCATGCAAAAAACAAAAAACAGAAGCTGGTGAAAAAATCAATAAAATGAAAACTCAGCTTGAAGAAATTAAAAATACTAATATTGAATTAGAACTTTCAAAAATAAAACAAGCTCAAGATTTAGCAAAAGGCATAGAACAAAAACATATTATAGAACAGTCTTATAATGATAATGTTAAAAACATGGAAAGAGAGTTTTCTAATTTTGAAACAACAATTATGGAATATAATTCTTTTATTCAAAATAATGTTTCATCAAAAACAAGACTAGATAAAGAAATAAAGATTAATAAAAAAAATGAAGAATCTTTGATTCAACAGATAGATGATGTAAAGTCAAATCCTGAAAAGTGTCCAATTTGTAAAAACACAATAAATGAACATGATCATTTTATATGGGTCCAGGAAAAAGAAGAAGAACTTGTAAATATAAAAAATATAATAAATGAAAAAGAGAAACAACTTGCAGAAATATCAAATAGAACTAAAGAATGGGAACAAAAAGTATCAGAAACTGATATAAGCAAAAAAGAATTAGGTGATAAGATAAAAACAGAAAAAACTAAAATAAGTAATTTAATAAAAGAAATAAAATCTATAGAAATACCTTCAACAATGGATGAACAAGAATTAAAGGAGTTGGGGAATAGCAAAATAGAACTTGAATTAAAAATAAAAGATTTAGAAAATAAGAAATTTATTGATATTTCATATTTAGAATCACTTGAAAATCAGGCTAAAAATATAGAAAAAGAGCTTGTATCTAATAAAAAAACACTAAAAGAAAAGCAGAAAAAATATATTATTATGGAATGGTGGGAACAATCATTCTCATCCAAGAAAAAAAGCATGAAGAGTTGGTGTATTAATAATATAATAGGTTATTTTAATGCTAGAATTAAGTTTTATATGGATAGATTCTTTGATGGTGATATTCAAATTCAGATGGATACAGAATTAAATGAAACTATTACTAGGAAAGATAAAAACAGAACATTTGGTCAATTTTCTGGTGGACAAAAAAGAAGACTTAATTTAAGTATACTGTTTGCTCTTAATTCTTTGATAAAAGCAAATTTATCTACAAAAATAAATGTAATGTTTTTAGATGAAATTTTATCTAATTTTCTTGATGATAAAGGTGTTTCAACTGTATTAGAGTTATTAGAAGAAATGAAAGATAATGGAGAAACAGCTTTTATTATAGAGCATAGAGATTCATTTAAAGACTATCCTTCTTTTGAACCTATAAAAGTTTACAGAGATAGTAAAGAATTTTCTCACATAAAGGTATTATAAAAGAAAGATAAATTATGGAATTAAAAATAGGAAGGAAATACAAGGCTAGTGAAAAATTTGTTAAACTCTATTCTTTGAATAATGAATTTATTAAATTATCTTCTATATCAAATAACGGTGTAATTGTTGAATGTGGAGATATAAACATTCCAGTTAGATTAGATTTTTTTATTGATAATATAATTGATTCTTCAAAATCTATTCAATCAACACCTAGAACAGTTAATGAATGGAAAACTGAGCAAAAAGAACAAATAATTGAGCCTAAAGTTGAGCCAGTAATTATACCAGTTGAACCTAAAGTTGAACCTAAAAGTTGAACCTAAAGTAGAGCCTAAAGTAGAGCCTAAGATTGAGCCTAAGATTGAGCCTAAGATTGAGCCTAAAGTTGAACCTAAAGTTGAACCTAAAGTAGAGCCTAAAGTAGAGCCTAAGATTGAGCCTAAGATTGAGCCTAAAGTTGAACCTAAAGTTGAACCTAAAGTTGAACCTAAGATTGAACCTAAAGTTGAACCTAAGATTGAACCTAAGATTGAGCCTAAAATTGAGCCAGTAATTATACCAGTTGAGCCTAAGATTGAGCCTAAGATTGAGCCTAAGATTGAGCCTAAGATTGAGCCTAAGATTGAACCAGATTATACTAATCCTGAGGATGATTATCCATATGGTCAAAACTCAGATTATCCTTATTAATAGTGGAGGAATTAAATGAATTTCGATAAATCTATAGAAGCACCAACATTAAATGCATATTTAGCTCAGATACAAGATCTACAAAATCAAATTAAAACAACAACAGATGCTAAAATAAAAATGTCATTACAACAACAAATTGCTTCTTTACAGCAACAAATGAATAAGATGAAACAAGTGCAACAACAGGCTTTACAAAAACAACAACAAGATTTAAATAAGGCAAGTACTACTGCAAATACTGTAGCAAACGCTGCAGCAACTTCAGTTGTTCAGTAAATAAAAAAAACTATAAGGAGTTTAAAATGTCAGAAGAAACCAAAGAAGTAGTTCAACCAACACTAGATGAACTAATTACAATGAGAACAGAACAATTAGCACAAGTGGATTCATCAATTATTACATCACAAAGATTGATTCAAGGTGGAGTAATTAAAGTTGTGGATGGAAGAACAGAAGAAGGAACCGATCCAATTACACTTACCGTATCAGGCGCAGAAATGGTACAATCAATGCTTTCACCAACCTTAAACAAGCTTTTAAAGGATAGAGGAAGTATTAGTTTTGATTTGGACAGGTATAAAGCTGCTAAAGAAAAACAAACAGCTGAATAATGTAATGGGGCTTCGGCCCCTTATATTTATAGGAAACTATGGAAATATCAGTTAGTAAAAAAAATAATAATTATGGAATAGAAACACCAGTGACAAATACAATTATTGTATCTTCAAAAGAAGAAAGACCTAAAACTGTTAAATTAAATATTGATATAGATGAATTACTTGAAGATTATGTTGATAAAGCAGAAAACTTTGGTGAATATGATATCGACCTTGAAGATAAAATTTTATCTCTTGGTATAAATAAAGATATTTGGGTTCAAATGAAAAATGAATTATTATTATTAAATACTGGTGAATATGCTACCAATATTGAAGAAGGAAATTATCCAGCATTTACTGGTTTTATTAATTTTCCATGGAGAGAATGGAAAGAGAAATTATTAACTATACAAGATGAATAATTTAAAGCATATATAATATACATAAGGAGAAAATATGTCAAAATTAATATTTGAAACAGATGACAAGGTTCAACATGCACTTGATATAAAGAGTGTATCTACAAAATCATTAAATAAAACAGATGTCCTCATGATTGATTGTGAAGTAGGGAAAGAAACATCACCTAAAGAAGCTAATGTTTATATGGTTGATTTGAGGGATGCTATACAAGCTTATTTCCCTGATAACAAGATTATCGTAACGGCAATGCGAGATGGTGTAAAAGACATAGAACTTAAAATTGTAAAAGACATAAAGGGGTAAATATGACAAATGATACATTAAGAGATGATTTAATTAAACAATTTAATGCACAATACAAGGAATCACCTCTTGAAATTATGAGTGAAAGTGATTTAGCAAAAGTTCCTGGTTGGATTACAACTGGAAATTATGCACTTAATTGGATAATCTCAAAGAATATATTTAAAGGTCTCCCGCTGGGCAGGGTGACACTTTTGACCGGTGATGCAGGAAGTGGAAAATGTGTTCATGAAGATACAAATGTAAAACTTTTAAATCAAAATGAAAAATCTGGAAAAGAATATTTAGAAGAATATAAGTTTGGAGAAACTTCTAATAATTCAGATAATTTAATGTTTGGTTGTATTGAATTTGAGGTTGGTGATAAAAAATTCACTATACCAGAAAAGTCACAGGTTTATACATATAATAGAGGTTTTGTTTTTGCTAATGAACTAAATGAAAAAGACAATGTTTTTCTTGTAAAATAACGCCCGTAAATTATACTCTTTATTCGGAAAACAATAAGATAAAAGTATGAATAAAGAGTGTAAAAGTTGTGGTAAAGAATTTAATGGAAGAGAAAAACAAAGATTTTGTTCAAAGTCATGTGCAACAATATATAAAAATAAACTATTAAAAAATGCGGATATAAAAATAATTTGTTCTTGTAGTAAAGAGTTTGTTGTAAGTTATAATGAGCGTAATAGAAAATTTTGTTCAAAACAGTGTTATATTGATTACTATAAAGGAAAATCTAAACAACCCTTTACAGAAGAACACAAAAAAAATATATCTATAGCAAAAAAAGGAATTAAGACAGGTAGTAGATTGACTCCTGCAAACATTCAATTTTGGATATTAAAAGGATTTTCTATTGATGAATCTCAATTAAAGGTGTATGAAAATCAATCTAATGCAGCTAAAGTTTCAAATAAAAATAGAAAAAATAAAAATTTTGAAGAAATATATGGTCGTGAAAAAACGATTAAAATAAAAAAAATTGCATCTGATAAGTTAAAACAAAATTATAGTTTATTAACAATACAAGAAAAAGAAATGCTAAAATTAAAAAACTCTGAATCAGTTTCTGCATTTTGGAATAATAACATAGAATATGTAAATAAATTGAAAGAGAAGTTTTCTATTCAACGATCTGAATTTAACAAAACTAAACAAAGAGATTTTTTATTAGGTTTAAATAAAGAAAAAAAAGATGAAATAAAACTAAAAAAACAATTAACTTATGATAACCACACAGAACAAGAAAAATTAGATATAACAAAAAAGCGTGTAATAAATAGTCAAAAATCAATAATTAAAAATACATGGGGTAGAAAAATAATTATTGAAAACAAACAAT